GGCTCCGGCTCCGGCTACGGCGACGGCGACGGCGACGGCTACGGCTACGGCTACGGCGACGGCGACGGCTCCGGCGACGGCTACGGCTCCGGCTACGGCGACGGCTACGGCTACGGCTCCGGCGACGGAATCTTGTCCTTTTGTGGTCAAAGGGTATACCAAATTGACGACGTTCCGACGCTCATTGACCACGTACACGGCGGCGTTGCGATGGGACGAATCTTGCGAGCAGACTTAACAACCGAGAGCTGCTACATCGTCAAGCAGGGCAGCCTTTTCGCCCACGGGGAAACGCTCCGCGCGGCAATGGAGGCGCTGCGGGACAAGCTGCTTGAGGGGATGCCGCTGGAGGAGCGCATCGAGGAGTTTGTAAAGGCCCATGAGTGGGGCAAGGCGTACCCGTCCGCCGATTATTTCGATTGGCATCACAAGCTCACCGGCTCGTGCGAAATGGGACGGTCAGAGTTTGCCGCCGCCCACGGCTACAAGCTGACGGCAGACGAGCTGCTGACGGTCGAGGAGTTTATCGACTTGACCGAGGGCAGCTACGGCGGGGATATCATCCGCAGGCTGCGGGAGGCCTACAACAAGGAGGAGACGTAACAGTGACAATTTATCTGACCGGTGGGATCACCGGCGACGAAAACTATAAGGCGCGGTTCGCGGCCGCAAAGCGGATGCTGCTGCGGGAGGGCGAGGACCGACTGGACAGCACGGCGTGGTATTACGGCTCGCCGAGGGCCGACACGGTGCTGTCCCCTGCGGAGCTTCCGGCGGGGTGGCCGGGCAAGGTATACATGGACGTGTGCCTTGCGATGATCCGCGCAGCCGATCTCGTGGCGTTTCTGCCCGGCTGGGAGCAGAGCCGTGGGGCAAGCCTCGAGATGGAGTACTGCTGGCACCAGATCAAGCCGGTGTACAAGTTCGAGCAGGAGGAGCTAGAGGGGTGGATGCGCGATGAGGAAAGCTAAAAGCGGGGAGTTCCGATCCACCGTATACACCAACCGCCCGCCGTATGCAGATTTTGATGCGCCGCAGAAGTTCGAGGCGATCAAGGGGATCATTGCGCGGCGGCTCCGGGAGCACCCAAACGCTATGTGCAGCTACAGCGGCGGGAGCGACAGTGATATTCTGCTGCACCTGATCGAGCAGGTGCGCGAGGTATTTGCTCTGCCGCCGGTGCACTACTACTTTTTCGAAACTGGCCTTGAGATGTCGGCGACGAGGAGGCACGTAAAGGAGCAGGCGGAGAGGTATGGCGTGGAAATCACGACCGTCAGGCCAAAGAAAAACATCGTGCAGGCAACAAGGGAGTACGGCCAGCCGTTTGTATCCAAGATCATGTCGGCCGGGCTGGAAGGCCTCCAGAAAAAGCAGATCCCGCTGGAGATACACGATGAATATAACGCGGCAGAGGATAAGGCCGCGAAGCGCGCGGAGCTCAAGGCCCGGTATCCGGGCTGCGAGCAGACGATCAATTTTGTGTGCTGCTGCAACTCTGCCGGGGAGCCGCGGCCGGACATCCAACTCGTCATTAACAGCAGCAAGTACATGCTGGACTTTGTGCGGGAGCACCCACCGACGTTTAAAATCAGCAACAAGTGCTGCGACATCTGCAAAAAGCAGCCTGCACACGCCGTCGAGAAGCAATATGATATGGTAATCACAGGAGAGCGGAGAGACGAGGGCGGGATGCGGTCCGTGCCGCGCGGAGACGGGAGCGGGAGCATGTGCTTTGCAGAGACGGCAAACGGCAAATTCCGGCTTCGGCCGCTGTTTTACGTCTCCGACCCGGACAAGGCGTGGTACAAGGAGTACTACGGGCTCAGGTACTCGGACGCCTACGAGGTCTATGGGCTCAAGCGCACCGGGTGCTGCGGATGCGCGATCTCTGCCCGCGCCGCAGCGGATCTGGAGCGGATCCGGCCGTATGAGCCCAACGTAGTCCGGGCCGCGTGGGCGATCTTTGGCGATAGCTATCACTATAGGGCGCAGTATAACGAGTACAAGCGCCAGCGCATGGAACAGGAAGAGATTTGGCAGAGCAGGAGGAGCTAGAGGGGGGGATGGAGGATTGACAAGCCGGGCGATCCTCGGAGACTGCATGGATGTGATGCGGAAATATCCGGACAAGTACTTTGATCTCGCGGTCGTCGATCCACCCTACGGAGACGGGTGGGTAACTTTAAGGGACAAGCAAAAACTCGATTCGGCGGCCGCTTCGACGCGTTCAAAAGTGACGCGGACGGGCGGGAAGTGGGCAGCAAAGTACGCAAAAAAAATCGTGAGCTGGGACTATGCCCCCGGCGAGGATTATTTTGAGGAGCTTTTCCGCGTGTCCAAGGAGCAGATTATCTGGGGCGGAAACTATTTTGCGCTGCCGCCGAACCGGTGCTTTTTGGTTTGGGAGAAAACCAACATCCCGGAAAAGTTTACGATGGCGATGGCCGAATACGCCTGGTGCAGCTTTAACGATAATGCGAAGATCATAAAGCTATCCAGCGGGGGCATAGTCGGCCGGTTCCACCCGACGCAGAAGCCGGAGGATCTGTATCGCTGGATTTACCGGAATTACACCAAGCCGGGGGACAAGATCTTAGATACGCACCTCGGGAGCGGGAGCAGCCGCCGGGCGGCGTATGATTTTGGATTGGATTTTACCGGGATCGAGATCGATCCGGAATTTTTCGAAAAGCAGGAGGCTGCGTGGGCGGAATACACCGCGCAGGAGCGGATTTTTTAGGAGTATCGACAATGGAAATTAGCGAGGATATCGCTAGAAAGGTAAAGGCGCGTTGGCGCCACGATCTGATCAACATACTGCGATGTGTGCGGTGCGGAAATGGAGGTAGACAATGGGTGATTACATAAGCCGAGACATGGCGATAGCACGCCTGACCAAAGTGGAAGTGACCAACAGGCTGGCCACAATGACGGATGCAAAGCGGGAAATCGCGGAGATGCCAGCCGCCGATGTTGCCCCGGTTGTGCATGGCGAATGGGAAGCGGTAGACTGGCGCGAATATGACGCGAATGACTGCGAGGTAATTTGTTATCCGAAGGATGGAATTGCTTGCACGCACTGCCGATACGTATTCAAAAAGGATGCGCTCTGGAAGAAAAATTTCTGCCCCAACTGTGGCGCGAAGATGGACGGAGGTGCTGAAATGGCTGAATACATAGACAAGGTAGAATACTGCGAAAAGCATTGCCGGTGTAGTAATGGGAGGAACAATGGTGGATATTAACAAGTTTGTCGACGGCCAGATGGCCGCGTGGGCGCGGAATGACATGATCGGCATGCTAGCCGATGTCGGGCACGCGCTGGTGCAAACCGGACTGAAGGTCAACGGGGTCAGATATCAGGACGTGCCGGTCGGCCTGCTGTTGATGAAAGCGGCAGCCGCGCTGGAAGAGTGCTGGAAGCGCGAGGGGGTTATCCAGAATGCAGCAAAGCCGGAAAATCCGGACGACGTGGTGGTCAAAGTCACCGTGCCGGACCGCTGGCCTATGACAGAGGCCGGTCAGCGGTGGGCCGCGCAGGAGGCGGCCGCGCCGAAGCCCATGACCAACGGCGACCGCATCCGAGCGATGCCGGACGAGGAGCTGGCGGAGTCGGATGAGCTTTTGAGTGGGCTGTGCAACGTGCTGCACGGACAGGGCTATCCCTGTGAGGCAAACACATGCCGCGAGTGCCTGATCAAATGGCTGGGAAGCCCAGAAAAGGAGGCCAATGATGGGGAATAGCTATGCGGAGCGGGTGCAGCGGGACCGGCAGCGGTATCTGGACATCGGGCTGGATTCCGGGGCGCAGATCGTGCACGACATGCTGTGCGTGGCGCTGCGGGACAAGCAGGCGATGGGCGACGACGTATGGGGCCGGGAGCGCATCGTGCGTCTGCTGACGAGGCTCAACGAGCTCAAGGAGGAGTTCGGCCCGGCCTTCCGGCCGGGCCCGGAGCAGGACTACATGCAGGAGCAGCTGGACGGCGCGCTGCGCGAGATCTTCGGCGCGGCGACGGTGCCGTTTACCGTGCGGCATCCCTACATCCGGGGGATCGACTACACAAAAAAGAGGAGATGACGGAGATGGCAAACTCGGGCAAGGGGGTACGGATCCCGATGCGGACGCGCGGCCGGCAGAGGCGGCACAAGCCGCGCCTGTGCCGGTGCTGCGGGCGGGAGATGGAGCCAACGCAGGTGTGGATCTGCGCCTCGTGCGAGGCGGCGGGACGGACGATCCCACGGAAACGGATCACGCCGGGCGGCGAGGAGCTGCTGCAGATCGCCCGCGCACGCGAGGAGGCAGGCGATCCGCCGCTCGGTGGGTGGGGCATGGATGAGATCGCGGCGCTTGCCTGGTACCTGTGGCAGAGAGGCGCGCGGGCATACGGGTCCTACGGCAAGCTGCGCGGCTGGTGCGACAACGTCGGACGGCTGCCGCCGCTGCCGGAGGGGCTGTGAGATGGCGCGGGACAAGTATTTTTTTACGGAGCCGGTGCCGATGCAGGTGATCCTGCGGGACGGGCGCGTGTACGAGGAGCGGGCCTACTGCCCGACAGACGCGCGGCTGGCCGTGGCGGCGCACGGAGAGGCCGGGTGGGAGGATGTGATGGACGCCAAGGTCGCGATCTCCACGGAGGCGATGCGGGCGGCGGGGTATTTGCCGTAGCCGTAAAAAACAAAAAGCCGGGAGCCTCGGAGGAGGCTCCCGGACGGGTGCTGCGCTCAGCGCCGCAGGGATGCGGGGCCGAGCGGAACGGCCGAGCCGAAAAGTTGACGGAAACTTACACGGGATCGGTGGTAGGATATTAGGCAAGATTAGACGGGATACCACCAGAGGCCATCGCATAGGGCATCGTAATCCCTGGGATAGAGCTGGTCGCGTGCCCACTCCTTGGCCTGCGCCTCCGACATAACGGAGATGACGCGGTCGTCCTCCGTGGCGGTAAAATAAGTGTCATTAACGGCCTCATACAGGTAGAGGTGATCGAGATGCCGGATACTGTGATCAAAGTAGTTATCCCCGATGCAGCAGGCAAGCTCCGGGTCATATACCCCTCTGCGAGGGACGGGGACGATGTGCTGCCCATGGAGATCGACTCGGCCATGCCCCATAGGAATCACGCCTGCGTCGACAACGACCTCCGAGACCTGGGCGGTGACGTCAACAGCAGACGAGTCGGGGGAGAGAGCATCCTCGTAGCACAGGATCAGAGACGGGTGGAGCCAGTCGCAGACGTCGCCGAAATCCGGGTCGTCCACAGTAAGCAGGTGCCCGACAAGCCACTCGTTAGTCTTGTTGGGGATGGGCCAGTAGACCCTGTGATGATGGCCGTCTGCATCGAGGGCGTCCGCCTCAAACCACGGGGTGTGCCACTCCGGCGGCTCCATGTCAAGATCCAACTCGCGGGGGACATACGGATCGCCGACCAGGCGAATGGGATATTTGTCCATAGATCAATCCTCCTCGGGGGGATCGGACTCGGCCGGGGCGAGGGCATCCGGGCTGGGCAGCAGGCCGAGGCACTGCTGCAGCATCAGGCGGACATAGAGCGGAGACTCGCGGCGCTCGGCAGCCCAGTCCTCGACGGTCCGATAGGGGATGCAAAAGCGCTCCGCCAGTTTGCGGTTGCTGAGCCCGGCGGCTTTGGCGATCTCCGGGACGGTGCGGTGCGCGGCGTCCCAGATCAGGCCGAGAGCGGCCAGCCGGGGGTCGGGGATGGGGTCCTCCGGGGCGTCACCCCAGATCTCGGAGAGCGCGAGATCGGAGACGAAGAAATCGCGCTCGGCGTAGGAAAATACCTCCTTGATGGAGGCTCGGTACTGGTTGATGGTCATGATGGTTACCTCCTTAGTTGATGGTTGAGCAGATCAGGCGTAGCGCTGCATACCGCAGACGGACTCATAGATCGCGTCCGCGATCTCCTGCATGGTCATGTGGCGGGCGGTGTTGCAGATCTTGATGACGTTGGGGCTGTGGTACACCGTCCAGCTGTTGCAGCCGAGCGAGCACTGGAAGACCGTCCAGACCTCACCGGTCGAGCGATCGTAGAACAGCTCGTCGTAGAGAGCGCGGTCGCTGTAGTTGCGGGTCTCGCCGCTGGCGGCCTTGAGGCCCTTGATTGTTAATCCGTAAGTGTTGACCTTTGCCATGATAATGATCTCCTCTCAAAATTTGGGTCGGTTGGGTGGGGTGATGGATCCGGCGCAGCCGCCTTAAAAGTCCTCTCCGGAGATGTACTCCGCGATGCAGAGCGGAGTTAATTAACCTTCAGCGCGTCGATCAGCCGTCCGGCGTCGCTGACCGCAAAGATCGCATCGATCTTCGACACGGTATCGCGGGCGGTGATACCGTAGACAAAGCAGAGCTCGGTGCAGCGCTGCTGCGCGTACCAATCGGAGACAGACTGCCCAGCCTCTGCGGCAGACTGCTCGCACTCAGAAGGATCGAGCCGATCAAGCCGGATCTCGTCGCAATAAGCGAGGTAGTCGACGATGTCAATGCGGCCGATAATGGAGCGGCGAATAAAGGATTCGCGGAGACGGGACGCGTAGGCGATCTGCTTGTCAGATGCACCGGTAAGCTCGGGGAGCTGATGCCCATCGGGGAGCGAGGACATAAAACGCTCCATCTCCGATTCGCGGCGGGAGGAGGCATAGCAATCGGGGCAAAGCGTGATGTTCTCGCGCGCCCACTCCTCATAGGAGTTCGCCTCGCTGCGGTTGTAGCAGGTGTGGCGGTGGTCAAAGCTCTTGCCGCAGCAGGAGCAGGTGAGGGTGATTCGAGCCTGTGCCATGATATGTTCTCCTTTCAGTTTGTGCGGCCGGTGGCCGCGAGCCTGTGTGGTGGAGCTTAGCTCCTCTTGATGGTCTTATTATACCACGCATTGCGTGGTATATCAAGAGGGCACGAGAAAAAACATGAACAAAAACAAAATTAAATTTTGTGCAGAATGCACAAAATGAAGAAAATGAACGCAAGCCAGAGGCTGCGGCGGGGGCCGATCGGGGGATCGGGCCTCGCCGGAACCGCCGGAAGGGCGACAAACGGGAACCTTGACAGCCGAACACACGGGAAACGCATGCGTGTGATTTTTTGAAACACACGCGTGCGTTATACCATATTAAATACGCGCGCACGCGCGTATTTATCGGCTTGCTTAAAACTTATATCTAGCACCGCAGTGGCGGGGGAAGGGAGACCAGGGTGAAAATCATGGAGCGGACCTATCGTTGCAAAAATGGCGTCGTGGAAAAGACGAGGTATCACGTCGGCGACAACGCTCGTCCGCGCGGGCGCAAGACGGGCGTGACGACGCCGAGGCAGCAGGAGCAGAATTTTAACACGGCCGTCCGCCGCCTGGCGCGCCTGCTCAACTGCAACTGCACAGCGGACAAGGGCCTGCTCGTGACGCTCCGCTTTGCGGACGAGGGGATCGACAAGCTGCGCGAGGCAGCCGGAGACGATCCCGACAAGCTGCGCGATGCCGCAGAGCATCAGGCGATGCTCTGGCTGCGCCGCCTGCGCCGGAAGGACAAGGGCGTGATCCCGTTTTACACGCTTTCGGCGAGCGACATGGACGGCGACACCGGCGAGCTGGTGCGTCTGCACGTGCATATCTGCATGGAGACGGACGGGAGCCTCAGCTGGGATGCGCTGCGGGACGCCTGGACGCTCGGGAGCGTCAACATCCGCAGCCTCCGAGGCCAGGACGACTACAGCCCGATCGCCTACTACATGCTCAAGCAGGTGCGGCGCGTGCCGGATCGCAAAAAATACAAAGTCAGCCGCGGGGCCGCTCTGCCGACGACGGAGGAGCGCGAGGTCGTGCTGTGCACCAAGATGCGCGCGCCGCAGGGCGCGAGGGTGCTGGAGGAGCGCTACGTCGAGGGAGAGGCCGGGGCATATCTGCGCTATGTGCCCCGCAAGCGCGGCAAAAAGCTCGGAGGGCACAAACTAACGGCCCGCGAGCTGCTCGAAAACGTCGAAAATCCAGAAAAAGAAAGTTGACTCGCGGTCCGCGCGGGGGGGATGCGCAGGCGCGGACCAAACAAACGCGCGCGCGGATGGGATATCCAGATTAATACGGGAGGACTCTGCCTGAGCGGCGCTCCGGCAGGGACAGGACCGCTATGCCGACACGGTATAGCGGATATCGTGCATACACAGGAGGGCGAGGGGATGAGTTTCCGGCGGATGAGCGGGATCCGGCTGCCGTACCGGCGGCAGGGCCTGATCTACTTTACGCTGCTCAGCTACGAGGATATGGGCAAGGCGGGCAAAAAACGGATCGACGCCAAGCTGCTCGAGGCGGCCTACGGCGAGGAGGCCTTCGCCGCTGCGCTGCGGGATTGGTGCTGCGGCAAAATGACGGTGCAGGCGGCGGCGATCGCGCACGGCGTCAGCGAGAGCACGCTCTACCGGGCGCGCAAACGGCTGTATGAGGCATGGTAACGCGGCACAAAAGTTGACGGCAACTAACACGGCTATTGTGATATCCTTACAGCAAACAGGGAGGGATGCACATGGGCCGGAAAAAGGCATACAAGCCCGCAGCGCTCCGGCGCGCGGTACAGGAATACTTTGCAGCGCTGCGATACCGGGAGCCGGTATACCGCGAGGAGCCGGTGCTGGACGACGACGGGCAGCCGGAGCTGGATCGGTACGGACACCCGGCGACGCGCTTTGTGCGCGTGGTAACGGAGGACGGGACGCCAGCCAGCAGGACGAGCTGGGTCAGCCCGCCGACGATAACGGGGCTGTGCGGGAGGCTGGGCATCAGCCGGCAGACGTGGAGCAAGTATCTGGCCGCCGATGAGACGCACGACATCTGCGACGAGGCCAAGCGGGTGATCGAGACGTACCTGCAGGAGCGGCTCGAGGACAAAAACTCCGCAGCGGGCGCAAAATTTGCGCTGCAGGCCAACTATGACTGGCGCGAGCGGCGGGAGATCAGCACGGACGCACCGACAAGAGCCGCGATCGCGGGCGGCGAGATGACGATGGACGACAAGCTGGCGCTGCTGCGCGAGATCCAGGGCATGCAGCTGCCGGGGACGGAGGGGACACATGACAGCGACGGTACTGTTTGAGCGGCTGCGCAAGCTCAAGCCGGTCCCGGCGGAGATCGACGACACGATCCTGCTGGACTGGCTCAATCAGGTGGAGGGGCAGATCCTCCACGAGATCTTTTTGCTGGCCTTAAGCGAGATCACGCCGTATGCGACGGCGCCGACCGAGGCGCTGGCAGCGCCGTATCCCTACGACGGGATATATCTGCTGTGGATGGAGGCGCAGGTCGACTTTGCAAACGGCGAGTACGAGCGCTACACCAACACGATGCAGCGGTACAACGTCGCCTGGAACGATCTGGCGCGGCACATTGCCAAGTGCATCCGGCCGGTCTACGGCAGGGCCGTGGAGCAGGGCTATTACCTGAGCGCCTACGGGATCGCCAAGGCGCACGGCTACACCGGCACGGAGGCCGAGTGGCTGGCCAGCCTCAAGGGCGCAGCGGGAGAGCCGGGCAAGGACGGCAAGCCGTTTCACTGGCGCGGGGCGTGGGATGCCTCGACGTCATACGCCAAGCTCGACGCCGTAGAGCACAACGGGAGCAGTTACGTCTGGGCGGACGAGGAGGCCAGCACGGCCGGAGACGAGCCGGGCGTGGACGAGCTGTGGGAGCTGTGCGCGGCCAAGGGATCCAAGGGAGATCCCGGCGCGGCGGGGGCGCCGGGACCGCAGGGAGAGCCCGGAGCCGACTACGCGCTGACCGAGGCCGACAAGACGGAGATCGCGGACAAGATCACGGCAGACGGGCTGGAATTTACACTCGTAGACCCGCCGACCGGCGGCGATCTGCCGGAGGTGCTAGGAAATCTCGGGACGGCGATGGCCGACGCAGCCGAGGGAGCGATCCCGATCGCAGACGGCGCGAACGGCTGGACGACGGAAAAGCTCATCACGGAATACAGCGAAAATACGCCGCTGAGCGGGTACATCCCGGATACGGCGTGGGTGGCGGCGTATATGGCAGCGCAAAAGGCGCTGCTCAAGCTGCTGCCAGATAGCGCGGCAGCAGATGCCGGGAAACTGCTGCAGGTCGGCGCGGACGGCGCGGCAGCGTGGGGAAATAGACTGCCGACGGCGCTGAAAAACCCGGCTGCGCTGACGTTTGCAGGCGCGGTAACCGGGACGTATGACGGCTCAGAATCGCTGACGATCACAATCCCGGAGGGCGGATCCGGCGGAAGCGGCGGCTCCGGCGGAGCACTCAAGGCGATGAGCGCCGTGGACGGGTACATCGGCATCCCGGCGGCGGAGCTGCCGGAAAACGGAGTGGTGTGGATGTGCTTCGGCTCCGGCAGCAGCACGGAGCTGTATACCGGCACGGTGACGATCCAGGATGCTGGGATCGCAGTTAACGATATGCTTGTGATCACAAACGGGACAGTAAATCCGCTCAATCAGGTATCGTGGGTCAGCGATGGCCTCGCAATATACGGACTGTCGCCAAGCGACTACCGGGGCGTGTGGCAGCAGGTCGGTGCGGGGGGCGGAGGCGGAAGTGGTAGCGAGTCATGGGCACTAGTTGCAGAGACAACAGCGACGGAAAATGTCAATATGATGCACGTAACCTTTGATGCTTGCAGTGCTGTTGCCATCGAATTCTACTGGGGCGGAGTGGAGAATGATCTTGGAAATATAGGAATTTTCCCAAACGCTGAAGGTGTACCGTACACTGGTGAATACCGTCTTGCCTCCGCGAATGTGAAAAGTTCCACTGCAAAAAAACGTGGAGTGCTGTGTGTGCAAATAGATTGCCGTGTTGGTTCGCACTGGTATGCGACCTCATGGCAAAAAGACCGTGGTGATGGCTCATTTGGTGCTATCGATGCTAGTAAACATAACAACCTTGATGTTGGTCTAAACGGATCTGCACAATACTCATTAATAAGTAATTATTATATGACTCCCAGAAACGATGCACCTGCAAGTGGGGTAAGGTCAATTACTGCTTACGGCGCAGGGATGGCAATCGGTACAACACTCAAGGTCTGGGGGATCAAAAAATGAGAAAATGTGTAAACGGAGAAATAATTGACATGACCGCCGAGGAGATCGCGGAACTGGAAGAAGCAAAGCTTAAATATGAAGCAGCGGAGAAGCATAGGCCTCTCACAGTTGGCGAGGTCAGCGCAATGCTTATTAAACAGCAGATCAACACGCTGACAGTGGACGATCAGACGGCGCTGCGGATGATCGCGTTTTATCCCGCATGGGAGAGCGGCAAGGCCTATGCAGCGGGAGATAAGCTGGTATCCGGCAGAAAGCTCTACAAGGTGCTGCAGGCGCACACGTCGCAGTCTACGTGGGTGCCGGGCGCAGCGGGCACGGAGAGCCTGTACGCCCGCATCGACGAGGAGCAAGACGGGACAAAGTACGACCCGATTCCCTACGAGGGCAACATGGCTCTCGAAAGCGGCAAGTATTACACGCAGGACGGCGTGTTGTACCGGTGTACGCGCGATACAGGAAATCCCGTATACCACGCGCTGAGCGAGCTGGTGGGGCTCTACGTTGAGGTGGTAAGCGATGGCGGTTAAGGTACTGGTAAAGGATGGAAAGCTTGCGACGTATGGGGGCAAGGTAGTGGAGGTGGAGGCGACGAGCGCGGAGGCTATCGAGTGGCATCAGTGTCCGGAAGCCGTCCGAAACTTTCTTGCCAATGTGACCTACGACCCCAGCGACTACAACACGTCTCAAATCGCCAATTATGCGCCAGCGACAGCAGTTGTGAGCAATTACAAGCCCATCGGGCAGACGGTTGGCGGTGTGACGCGCTACAATGAGGTGCCGAACGTTCTGACGCCTTTCGCGTCAGGTGGAAAAGCCGGAACGCTAAAACCGCTGGATGCCTTGCGTTGGATACGCACATCGGATGGGGCAACCGCTTGGAACGTGCGTGACCTTGGCGGATGGCCGTGTGACGGTGGTACAGTGAAGTATGGCCTGCTGATCCGGGGCGGAAAGCTGGCGGCGGCTGACCGGGCCGTGCTCGTCGGCGAGCTGGGCATCCAGCATGATCTTGATCTCCGTGGCCGTGAAGGCGGGGGAGCGGACGACGAGCCGAGCATGACAGCCTCCCCGCTGGGCGGAGACGTGTGGTACACACGCACACAGCAGTATGCATGGTACGCTCTGACGCCGGTAACGACATGGCAGACTTACCTCCGCTGCGTGATCGACGCAGTGACGCATCGGGAGCCGGTATATTTTCACTGTACCGCAGGTGCAGATCGTACCGGGACGCTGGCCTGCGTGTTGGAGGGGCTGCTCGGCATGAGTCAATCGGACATCGACAAGGACTATGAGCTGACTACATTTTATTCCGGCTCCGGGTCGGATGCGACTGCGCGGCGAAGAAATGAATCAGACTGGAAGGGGCTTATCAATGCGATCAACGCCGTTTCCGGCAACACGTTCCGCGATAAGTGCGTACATTTTGCCGTAGGAACGTGCGGGATGTCGATGACCGATATCAACGCCTTTCGCGCGGCCATGATCAGCGGGACGCCTGAGACGCTGCACTGGTATCAGACGATCACCAAAAATCTCACAGGATGCACGCTCAGCAACGCCGCGTCTCAGGTGGATTATGGCGAGGCGTACACCGCAACCATTGCGGCGGAAAGCGGAAAGACGATCACGTCGGTAGTAGTCAAAATGGGCGGCGTGGATATCACGGCCACGGCTTATACGGCCAGCAGCGGTGCAATCAACATCTCCAAGGTGACGGGAGCGGTCACGATCACTGCGGCAGCCTCTGTGCCGTCTGTAACTTACAACATCACGCGCAATCTCACCAACTGCGCGTCGTCCAACACGGCGGACACCATCGCCGAGGGCGCGGCCTACACCACGACGCTCTCCCCGACTGGCACATACAAGAAGCTCGGCGCAATCACCGTAACGATGGGCGGGGCTGACATTTCCGCGTCGGCGGTATCTGGTAGTACAATCACTATTGCCAAGGTGACGGGCGATATTGTGATTACCTGCGCGGCAGCGGTCACTAACATCATCGACACCATCGGCATCTCTGCGAACACGAGGATCAGCACCTCCAGCGGCGCGAACCGGGCGCAGAGTGGTTATGCAGCAATCGGAGCCAATGAAGATGCGGCAAGCCTGATTCATCTGAAAGCGGGAGATACGCTCCGCATCAAGGGCGCAAGCCTCCCTGCGTCGAATGATAGTTACAGCGCAATCGCGTTGCACAATGCAAGCGGAACGTTCAGCACATCGACATATCTGCATAACGGGCTTACTTGGAATGGCATGACGTTTAACAATGCTGGAGATAGCGTCGTCGTAACTGCTGTTGGAGAACATTATTTCCGCGTTTCCATGATTTGCACTGATGCTTCAAAGGTCGTGGCGACAATTAACAAGGCGATCGAGTAAGGAGGAGCGATCATGATCTACTTTGTACCTGGCATGCACATCGAGGAGGGGATGCGGTACACCGACGGGATACGGCGGTATATCGCGATCCGGTCCGGGCAGGCGTTGAGCCTGACGGACGAGTACTATTTTGAGGCGCTTTAGCGCCGGGAGGAGGACAAGATGCAGCAGTATCAGTGCCTGTTGGTGGCCAACGAGTGCTACAAGCGCGGGAGGATGATGACGCCGACCAAGATCGTGGTACACAGCACGGCGGCAAACAATACGAGCATCAGCCGGTACGTGCAGCCCGCGCCGGGTCAGACGGCCGGGCTGATGCAGTATCAGCCGCAGGAGCGCAAGCTGACGGCAGCCGAAACGAAAGCCGTCCTCGGCGAAAACCGGTATAGGAACGACTGGAACCGGGAAGGCCTGTACGTCTGCGTGCACGCCTTTCTCGGTAAACTGGCCGACGGAAGCCTCGCGGTCTGCCAGACATTGCCGTGGAAGATGCGGTGCTGGGGCGTCGGCTCCGGACGCAAGGGCAGCTATAACGACTGCGCGATCCAGTTTGAGATCTGCGAGGACGACCACAGAGACGCGGACTATTGCCGCGACACGTTTGAGCTGGCGGCCGAGCTGTGCGCGCACCTGATGCGGGCCTATCCCACGATCACGGAGATCGTCAGCCACAACGAGGCCGGGCAGCGGGGCTACGGCTCCGATCACAACGACCCGGATAACTGGTGGCCGCGGCACGGCTACACGATGGGGATGCTGCGGCGGCGCGTGGCGGAGCTGCTGGCGGGCAAGCAGCAGCCCGCGCCGGAGCCGAGCGCAAAGGAAATTTACCGCATCCGCAAGAGCTGGGGCGACGCAGCCAGCCAGATCGGGGCGTACAGCGATCTCAGCAACGCCATTGCGGCCTGCCCGACGGGCTACAGCGTATACGGTCCCGGCGGTAAGGCGGTGTATTCCGGCGGCGCGACGGTCGTGCCGGACAACAAGGTGCAGCCGCCCAAGCAGTACACGGCCGGATACCGGCGAAGCTACGCCGTCCGGGCAAACGGCGGGCTCAACCTGCGCAAGGGACCGGGCACGCAGTACACCAGCATCCGCGTGATGCCGGACGGAAGCAAGTGCAGCTGCTACGGATACCACACGGGCGAGTGGCTGTACGTCGTGTCCGCAGCGGGCGCGACCGGGTACGCTAAGCTCGAGTATCTGGAGAGGCGGTGAGGCGGTGACGCAGGATGAGCTGATCCAAAAGCTATCGGAAACGGAGCAGCGCAGCAAGAGCAACACGCACCGGATCGACGAACTGGAGCAGGATCAAAAGGCGTTAAACAAGCTGGCCACGAGCGTGGCCGTGATGGCGCAGGAGCAGCAGACGATCCGGAGGGACGTGGCCAAGAGCGGCGAGGATATCAAGGCGGTGCGAAAGAGCATCGAAATGCTGCAGGCAGCGCCCGGAAAGCGCTGGGAGAAGGTCGTGGAAAAGATCATCCTCGTGGCAGTCGGCGCGGTCGTCGCGTGGCTGCTGGCAAGGATGGGCATCAAATGAGGAGGACAAGAATATGAGAAACTGGAAGAAGTGGCTCAAGGCGGCCGCGATCCGCGCCGTAAAGACGGTGGCGCAGACGGCCGTGGCGACGATCGGCACGAGCGCCGTGATCGGCGAGGTCAACTGGGCCGTTGTGGCCAGCGCTTCCGCGCTGGCGGGCGTGCTCAGCCTGCTGACCAGCGTGGCGGGCCTGCCGGAAGAAAAAACCGAATAAGTCCGGAAAGAGAGCGCCCTGCGGGAGACCGCGGGGCGCTCTTTTTGCGTGCTTACACGGCAGTACAAGTTGACGGTAACTAACACGGCTTTTGGGGTAAAATGGCCAAAACCGGTGAGAGGAGGGGACAGCATGGCAGACAGCAGAGACGGCTACGCGGGCAAGATCGGCCACGGCGGACAGCAGTACGTCAAGGCGCCTTTTGCCAAAAAGCCGACGGCGGATCAGAGCCGGATCCACACCGGCACGGACCTGCGCATGACGGCAGGCAAGAAGCTCAGCGGCAACGCGGGCAGCAACAAGTGACGCCCTGAGGGGCAGAAAGGGACAACATGGACTGGTATCAGAAGTTTGGGCTGCCGCAGCCCGAAGAAGGCGCAAACGAGCAGGGAGCCGCCGCCCCTGACGCTGACGAGACTCCGGCAGGCGAAAACGGGCAGGAGGTCGCCGCCCCTGCGGAAACCGAAGAAGCGGAAGATCACGCGGCAGAGACGCAGCCGGACGCGGAGGACGCTCCGCAGGGGGAGGCGCAGCAGCCGCAGGACAAGGAGACCCGCCGCCAGCAGGCTGCGGCCCGCAGAGAGCGGGAGCAGAGAGAGGCGATCGACGCCGCACTGGCGTCCGAGCGGACCAAGTGGGAGAAAGAGGTCTTTGGCAAGGCCGGGATCAAGGACCCGTTTACGGGCAAGACCGTGGAAAACATGGAGGACTGGAGAGCATTCCAGGCCGCCACGGCCAACGCCAAGCTGGCAAATGACCTCAAGGCCGGACGGCTGACACCGGAGGGGCTGCAGCAGGCCCTGATGCAGTCGCCGGAGATCCAGCAGATCCTCAGCGGAGCCAAGGAGGCGCAGCAGCGCGCCGAGGCAGCCGAGCAGAGAGCCGGAGCGCAGGAGTTTTCGCAGCGCCGCGAAACGGAGCTGGCGGAGATCCGCCGGATGAATCCCGCCATCAAGTCGCTGGACGACATCATGGCGATGGAGACCGGCTCCAAATTTGCCGATGCGGTACGCCGAGGCAATAACTACGTCGACGCATACCGGCTGGCCAACTTTGATGCCCTGCAGCGCGGCCAGCGCGCAGCAGGAGAACAGGCAGCGCGAAACGCTGCGGCCGGGCTGCAGCATCAGCAGCGGACACGGCAGACGACCGGAGACACCCCGGCACCCGTCCCGGCAGGGGTCAAGGCCTTTTATAAGGCACTCAACCCCAATGCGACGGATGCGGAGATCTCCGCACATTACAACAAGACACACAAGGCCGGATAACGGCCGGAAGGAGGACAAATGGCATTTTTTCCGCAGAGCTACCGCGACGGTCAGCCTGAGCCGTGGGAATACCTCGAGGCATCCGCCATCGGGGCATGCACCGTCGGCATGGCGCTGACGCTCACGAGCGGCAAGCTTGCAAAGTGCACCGGCACAACGCGGCCGGACTATATCAGTATGTACGGCGGCACGGTGGCTGCCGGGGACGTGATCCCCTGCATCCGCGTGCACGAGGAGACGATCTTCGAGACGGAGTGGAGCGCGGCCAACACCGGCGCGGCCGTCGGCCAGATGGTGGCGATCGACACGACCGGCTCCAAGGCCACGGCGTCCACGACAAACGGCGCCTTTGAGGTCGTGGCATTCAAGGGCACGGCGATCGGCGACACGGTCCGCGGCAGATTTATTCGCCCGCGCACGGTGACGAGCACGGGCTAACAAAGATAGGAGGGGAAATATTTGGCAGGTATTATCGTATCTGAGGCCAGCAACACCACAAATACGCTTTTCGGCGAGCTGCAGTCTCCGCTGCGCATGCTCTTGGAGAGAGAGTATGAGGCGTGGATGAACTCGGAGGAGGCGAAGATCCTCGAGGAGATCTTCGTGGGCATTCCGATCACGACGGCCAGCACGGCGCTCGGCGGCCTGACCGGAAGCAACAGCTTTGAGCCGGTCGGCGAGAACGGTGCGTATCCGCAGGGAGGCATCGAGCAGGGTTACTTCAAAACCTTCCGCCCGATCACGTGGAAGGGCAGCTTCAGCATCTCGATGGAGATGATGGAGGACAAGCTCGAAAGCGTGCTCAAGGGTCAGCCGATCCAGTTCCTGGACGACTTCCGCCGGGCCAAGAACAACTTTTTCTGGGGCCTGCTCGGCAACGCGATCCAGGATAAGGCCACCGTGAAGGTCGGCGTCGAGACGTTCGATCTCACGGCCAAGGACGAAGTGAAGCTGTTCTCGCAGTCTCACAAGATCAAGAAGACGGGCAAGACGCAGAGCAACGCATTCTCCAACGCGTTCTCTGAGGCCAACCTCGGTCTCGTGGCGACGGCCATGCAGAATCTGAAGACCGACAGCGGAGACGTGGGCAACCTCGCGCCGGACACCATCATCATCCCGAACGACGCCAAGGCAAAGGCCGACGTCTTCGGCGTGCTGGGCGCGTACCACGACACGAGCACGGCCGCGGGCAACAAGTACAACTACCAGTTCGGCAACTGGAATGTCATCGTGACGCCGTACCTCGTCCCGTACATGGGCACGAGCGGCTACCCGTGGATCCTCGCCGATCTGGCGTACAACAAGCGCAACCTCGGCGCAGTCAACATCAACCGCAAGCCGCTGACCGTGCGCAGCGAAATCGAAGCGAACGATGCAAATACGTGGAAGGGAAATTCCAGATTTACCGGCGGCTTCTATGACTATCGCGCGTTCGCGGTGGGCGGCGTCGACTTCGGCAGCACGCTCTCCTGATGGAGCGTAAGTAAGTAAAGAGGGGGCAGGAAAATGGACGACAAGGCGCTGCAGGCTGCGCTGTGGTACAAGCAGCTGTGCGAGAGCAACAACGCCGTTTTCCTGCCCCTGTTTTTCGATCATCACCGGCACCTGATCCTGATGGGCGGCGGCGGCAGTGGGAAATCGATCTTCGCGGGCCGCAAGGTGCTGGAGCGCTGCGCGACGGAGCCTGGGCACCGCATGCTCGTGGTCCGCAAGGTCGCCAAGACGCTGCGCGAGAGCTGTTTTGATCAGCTCAAGGCGCAGGCCATGCAGTACTACGGACCGGCGATCCGGATGATCCCGCGCGGGAAAAGCGGCGACATGTACATCACGTTCTACAACGGGAGCGAGATCCTGTTTGCCGGGCTGGACGATGTGGAAAAGCTCAAGTCCATCCACGATATCTCCGGCATCTGGATCGAGGAGGCGAGCGAGCTGCTGGAGGGGGACTTTAATCAGCTCGACATCCGACTCCGCGGCGAGAGAAAGTATTACAAGCAGATCATCATCTCGTTTAACCCGATCTCCATCACACACTGGCTCAAAAAGCGGTTCTTCGACCGTGAGGACGCGCGCGTCGTGACGAGCCGGACGACGTACAAGGACAACCGCTTTCTGCCGGAGGAGGACCGCCTGACGCTGGAGGCATTCCGCGAGACAGATCCCTATTACTATCAGGTCTACTGCCTCGGGCAGTGGGGCGTGCTGAGCCAGACGATTTTCTGGCGCGCCATCCTGATGGAGCGGCTGCTGCACTGCAAAAAGCCGATCCGGCGCGGGAGATTTGCCTACCGCTACGACGAGACCGCGATCACGGACGCAGCGTTTACGGACGCGGAAGACGGCGAGACGCTCATCTGGGAGGAGCCGCAGGCCGGGCATCCCTACGTCATCGGGGCGGACACGGCGGGCGAGGGATCTGACTGGTTTGTTGCGTGCGTCATCGATAACAGCACGGGGCGGCTCGTGGCAAAGTACCGCACGAGGACCGACGAGGATCTGTTTGCCCGCGAGGTATGGTGCCTCGGCATGTGGTACAATCAGGCCCTCGTCGGCATCGAGGCCAACTTTTCGACGCATCCGATCAAGGAGCTTTCACGACTGCGGTATCCGCGGCAGTTTGTGCGGCAGGTCGAAGACAGCCTGACGCATGTGGTGCGCGAGGCGCTCGGCTTTAAGACAGACCGCCTGACGCGGCCGGTCATCATCGCGGAGCTGCAGGGGATCATGCGTGAGCATCCGGAGCTGATCGACGATGAGGACTGCCTTAACGAGATGCTGACCTTTGCCCGCAACAGCAAGGGACGGCCGGAGGCGGTCGAGGGCGCGCACGACGACTGCGTGATGGCGCTGGCGATCACCTACTATGTGCGCCAGCAGCAGCGGGCGACCGTGGAGACGAGGCACAAGCGCGTCAAATGGGAAAAGGACCAATGGGAGGACTACAGATCGGCCGACGCCACGGAGCGGGCCTATCTGATCAGCAAATGGGGCAACCCGTTTTGAGACAGGAGGACAACATGCTGCAAAATATCCGACAGCTGGCGGGAGAGCCGCCGGAGCTGACCGGCAATGCCGCGACTGACACGGCCGCGCTCAACCGATGGCACCGCAAGCTGATGGCGGGCCTTGAATATCTGTTTTACGAGATCGAAAACGAAATGGACGCGATCACCGGCGACCGGGCCGCTATGGCGGAGCGAAAGATGCAGGCCGCGAAAATGCGGCTGGAACGGGGGAGACAGAATGGGTAGACTGCCGGGCATGGCATATAGCTCCGGGATCACGCGGTCGCAGCAGGTGCAGTTCGGCGGACTGCGGCATCACCCGAACGCCGGGGACGGCGAGATCTATGACATGGAGAATATGAGCGCGCGGGACTATCCCCTGCTGCGCTCTCGAGATAAGCGGCGGAACGGCGGGACGCTGACCGGCGCAACGGAGATGTTTTTTGACAACCACGCAATGTGGTACGTCGATGCGGACGGCTGGCTGTGGTACAAGTGGGCGCTGCTCAACCTCAAGGCAGCATACGTCGGGACGGGAGAGACAAAATTCGTGCGCTTTGGGGACCGCATCGTGCTGATGCCCGCGAAAAAGCTGGTGCAGGCAAAATACACCGTCAAGGGGAAGGCAGACAATCCGGCAGCCCTGCCGACGAGCGCCGAAAAGGGAACGGCATACGTCATCAACACCAATCCGAACGATCCGCAGGACCCGAAATGGTCGCTCTTTGTGTGGACCGGCGACGAGTGGGATAGCAGCATGGGCGCGTGGGTCGTGAGCATGGAGGCGGAGCTGACGGCGACCAAGATCACGATCTCGGACGGGACGATCTACGGAGCCGCCGCCACGGCCAACACGCTGACGATCAATTCCCCGGCATCGGCCGATTTTGCAAAGGCGGGATTTCAGGTCGGAGACGCCGTGGAGATCGACGGCCTGACCACGGAGCCGGACAATAACAAGATCGCGATCATCCGCGAGATCGGCTCAAAGATTCTCATCTTTTCGGATTATTGCTTCAAGATCCCGCTGAGCGCCAGCGGCGAGAAGCAGACCTCGTACAGCGAGACGGGGACGATCACGCTGCGGCGCAACGTGCCGGACATGGACATCTGCTTTGAGTTTGAAAATCGCCTCTGGGGCGCGGACAAAAAGGAGATCTTTGCCAGCGCGCTCGGCGATCCGACGAATTTCTACGTTTTTGACGGCTTGAGCACGGACAGCTGGTACGTGGAGCTGCAGACCCGCGGCGAGATCACGGGCGGCGTCGGCTGGCATTACCCCACGTTTTTCCGCGAGGGCTATATCCTGCGGATCTACGGGACGGACGCCACGACATTCCAGACGAGCGAGATCCTCGCACCGGGCGTGGCGCACGGCATGCAGAACAGCCTCGGCGCAGCGGGCGGACTGCTGTTTTACTACTCTCCGCAGGGCATGATGGCCTACGACGGAGATTACCCGCAGGACCTGCAGCAGGTTTTTGGGCCGGGTGAGTACAGAGGCGGCCTCGCACAGAGCGACGGAACGGACTACTACATCCAGCTCAAAAAGCCGGGCGCGGCGCCGCAGAGACTATACCACTACGACGGGCTGCGCGGCATCTGGACCGTGGAGGACAGCCCCGACATCGACAGCATGGCGCTGACGGAGGGCGCGGAGACGCTGCTGCCGTCCATCATCGCAATGACGACCGGCAAGGCGCTGACGACGCTCAAGGGGCCGGGCGGCCCGGAAAACACGGCGGCCGTGGAGAGCTTTGTGGAGTTTGCGGACTTTACGATGGAGTCGCCCAACCGGAAAGCCGTGAGCAAGCTGCTGCTGCGGCTGAGCCTGATGGGCGCGAGCGTGACCGTCAAGATCCAGTATGACAGCAGCGGGACGTGGAAAAGCGTGGCAACGCTGACCGCAGCGGGCAAGCGGAGCTATTACCTGCCGGTCGTGCCGCACCGGTGCGACCATTTCCGGCTCCGCATCGAGGCGACGGGAGAGTGGGCGCTGCACAGCCTCGCCATTGAATACTACGTCGGCAGTGCGCTGCATTAAGGAGGACACATGGACAACGCAAAAAAGACCCTGCACAAGTGGCAGGATAAGCTGGACCGAAACCTGCAGGCCTACGCCGGGGAGCTTGACAAGATGGACGCGCGCGAGGTGCAGTACAAGGGCGGCCACGCGCTGCGGCCGCTGATCGAAAACGGGATCGACGAGCCGACGGACACACCGCACGTCTGGAACATCACGTCGGAGAACATCGAATCGGAGATCGACAACAGTATGCCGACCGGGAAGGTAACGCCGAGCCGCCAGCAGGACAACCTGCTCGGCAAGATGATCGAGGCTATGCTCCTGGACGAGCTCGACCGGCTGCCGGCGGAGCGCATCAACGACCGCGCAGAGCGCACCTGCAAGGTGCAGGGCGGCGTGCTGTATCTCGTGGAGTGGGACAGCGCACAGCGGACGCACACGACCGTCGGCGAGAACAGCATCACGGTGCTGCATCCCAAGCGCTACATCCCGCAGGACGGTGTGGAAGAGCCGGAGGACATGGACTACATGTTTCTCCGCATGCCGCAAACCAAGGGCTACGTCAAGCGCCGGTACGGCGTGGACGTCTCGGACGAGACGGAGGAGGACGCCAGCCTGCGCGGCGAGGAGGCCAGCACGGCCGAGGACCTCGTCACGCTGGAGACGGCCTACTACCGCAACGAGCACGGCGGCGTCGGACGCATCGTCTGGGTGGGCGACACGGTCTGCGAGGAGCTGGAGGACTGCCAGAGCCGCCGCCTGCGCCGCTGCAAAAAGTGCGGACAGACAGAGGCGGACTCGGTCAACTGGAAGATGGTCGGGCCGACCGTAAACGGTGAGTATCCGCAGGGGCTGCCGCCGGAGCGGCGGAGAAAGGACGCCTGCGCCTACTGCGGCGCGCGCAGCTGGGAGGAGACGGACGAGGAAGGACGCTGGATGACCATCGCCGACCTGCGCGAGAAGGGCGTCCGTGAGGATGTGCTGAACCGTCTGCAGGGGATGGCTGCACCGGAGCAGGCTGCGGCAGAGCCGGACTTTACGCCGGACGAGACAGCCGTGGGTGCAGCGGGTAGTTTGACGCCGGAGGCAGAAAACGGCGCAGAGACGATTCTGGGCCCTGAGACGCTGCCTCCGTACAACACGCAGACGCAGGCAGAAACGGAATACTGGGTGCCGTACTATCGCCCGAACATCTACCCCGTCGTGCTGCAGCGGAATGTGACCGCATGGGGAACGTTCCTGGGCGAGAGCGACTGCGATAAGATCCGGGACCAGCAGAACACGGTAAACCACCTGAGCCGCAAGATGATCACGCGCATATCGAAATGGGGCACGAAGATCGCGATGCCGGACAACCCCGGCCTGCGCATGGACGGCCAGGATCAGGAGCTGTGGTACATGCCTCAGTCCGATCTGGCGCAGGTCAAGCAGTTTGATTTTACCGGCGACCTCGAGTGGCCGTATGCGTACCTCAATCACGTCTACGAGGAGAGCCGCCGGATCCTCGGCATCACGGACTCGTTCCAGGGCAGGACGGACACGACGGCGACGTCCGGCAAGGCCAAGGAGTTTTCGGCCGCGCAGGCGGCAGGCAGAATCGAATCGAAGAAGATCATGAAAAAGGCCGCGTGGGCCGAGATCTTCGAGCGGCTCTTCCGAAACAAGCTCGCATACTGCGAGGAGCGGCGGAAGATGCACGGCAAGAATGAGATGGACACCGAATGGAACTCGTGGGCATTTCTGGAGTGCGACGAGGCGGGAGAACTATACTGGAACGATCAGTTCCGCTTCAGCTGCGACAACGCATCCGGGCTTGCCGCGAACCGCGAGGCCATGTGGCAGGAGATCACGCAGCACCTGCAGAGCGGCGCTTACGGCAACCCGAGCGAGCCGCAGACGCTGATCCGCTACTGGTCGCAGATGGAGATGCAGAATTACCCCGGCGCGGGGACGATCAAAAAGCTGCTGGAGGAGCAGGCTGCGCAGCAGCAGGCACAGGCCATGGCGATGCAGTCGCAGCAGGCCATGCAGCAGCAGATGGGTATGCAGCAGGGCATGCAGTAAGGAGGGGCCATGCAGTACGGATACAACAAGGATACGGACTACAAAAAGCTGATGGACGACGCGGCCGCGAAGGGCAATTATGCACAGGCCGCGATCTATGAGCAGATGCGCAATGAGAAGATCGCGGGCGAGGGATTGAACCAGTGGGCGCAGACGAACCAGTACGCCAACTACCTGCAGGGGGCCGGAGCAAACACCGGCTGGAAGAACCCCTATCAGGAGGAGCTGGACGCTGCGATCAAGCGCCTGCAGGAGAACAGCGGCGGGGCCTATAAGTGGGACCCCGAAAACGACACGGCCATGCAGGAGTACCGCAAGACCTACCTGCGCGAGGGCGACCGGACGATGCGCGACACGCTGGGAGCCTACGCCAAGCAGACGGGCGGCCTTGCCTCCACGCAGGCCATTGCGGCGGCCAGTCAGGCGGCTGACAACTACAAAGCGCAGCTGGCCGACAAGGTCCCGGAGCTGGAGCAGCAGGCATACAACCGCTGGTACAACGAAAAGCAGACGGCCCGGCAGGATCAGTACAACTACCTCTCGGCCCTGATGAACGCGGGCAGCGCTGCGCAGAGCGACTACAGCCTGCGCATCAATGAGGCGCTCAACCGATGGCAGCAGCTCGGCTATGCGGACGATCAGGTATCCAGCGTGCTTGGCGTTGGCGTGGGCACGCCGACGACGGACCAGAGCTATCAGAACTGGCAGAAGATGCAGGCGCAGCAGGAAGCCGACTGGCAGCGCGAGCAGTGGAGATACCAGCAGGAGCTGGACAAATACAGCCAGAACGAGCAGCAGCGCCAGAACGCCTATAACCTCGCCATGACGATGCTGCAGCTGGGCCAGATGCCGAGCGCGGATATGCTGGCACAGGCCGGGATCAGCGGCGAGGACGCGAAGCGCATCCTCGCGGGCGTGCAGGCGCAGAGCGGCGGGTACAGCGGCGGCTCGTACAGTTCCGGCAGCGGGGGCGGGAGCGGATCGGGAAGCGGGGGCGGCGTGACGGGCGGAGTGGATGAGGACACGCCGTACCTGAAAGACCTGAATCAAATGAGCACGACGGCAAGGAAGTATTATCTTGACATCCAGAGGACTCTGCGATATGCAAAGACCAAAGAAGAAGCCGAGCGAGCAAAGAATTCGCTGATCGCTGTAATGGATGCAGCATATGACGCCAATCAATTGACAACGGAGGAGTACAATAGGCTGCTGATGGAGTTCGGCGAGCACTGATACAGGAGATAGTATATGGCGAGAATTATCGGGAAAGAGTATCTTGCCCGCCAGAAGAGAGCCGAAGAAGCGAAGAAGAAGGGCGAGAAGCGGCAGGCAGATATTATCGTAGAGAGAGCAGACCAACAGATCGACAATATCATAAACAAAGCTAACCAGACGATCAGGCAGTATGTTCCAGGTGCAGCCCTGAGAAGGCTCGAAAATGGGACGCAGGGAGGATACCCGCAGCGGGAAGAGACGCGGCGGGTGATCGGGAAAGAATATCTTGCACGGGTCAGGGCGGAAACAGTTGAAAAGGCAAAGGCCAAGGCTGGCCAGATCAACAGCACGGCGGTGAAGAGCGCCTATAAGCAGGTGCGAAAGGATGCCCGCGGGAAAGCGGAGCGGCATGTGGCGGTCAACACGACGGCCCCGCTGGATTTTGCGGAGGCCGGAAGGTATCGGGCAAAGCTTTTGAGCGGCCGCAGCGTCGACAAGGTGCAGCGGGAGTATGACACCACGCGGGAGCGCGCGGAGGAATACCGCCAGAAGGCACTGCATCTGCGGGAGACCGGAGATGCGCAGAGGGAAGCCAGCAGTACCACTGCGACCGGGAAGGACCGCGAGGATGAGACCAGATTCGGCTCCTATCTGACGCGGTCCGCTGACCAGTGGGACAAGCTCGCACAGGAGGAGAGCAGCAAGGCGCTCGAGCTTGCGCGGGAGCTGGGATATGCCAAGGTGTATCAAGTCCAAAAGACAGAGGCCGACATCGTCAAAAAGCCGGATTTCGCGCAGAAGTCGGAGGCAGACCCGAAGGTGCTGGAGCTCGGCAACGAGGAGAACCGGCCGCAAATGAGTCGCGCGACGGCCATCTACGGAGGAATTAACCATTCGCCGTATTTTGAGACCCGAGGCTCGGAAACGTTTATGACGGACGAGGAGGTAAAGATCTTTACCTACCTCTACAACACGCAGGGCGAAAAGGCGGCGGAGCAGTATTACGACATGCTGTCCGACACGCTGGAGCTGCGGCGCGGCACGGAAAAGGCGGCCGGGCTCGACAACACGTTCGAGCGGACGATGTTCTCGCTCAGCCAGGGCGTGCGACGCTTTGGACGCGGCATCGAACAATTGTTCACAGACGAGCAGCTGCCGCTCTATGGTGAGGACTACGCCGAAAACATCATCAACGCCAACGCGAGCCACGGCGAGAGGATCCTCTACAGCGCGGCAAACAGCATCGGCAACATGCTGCCGATGGTCGCGATCTCTGCGGCGACGCAGGGCATCGGGGGCGCAGTCGGACTGAGCGCGGAAGCAGCGCAGGCGGCTGGCAAGGCGGCCGGCGTGGCGAGCATGTTTGCAGGTGCAAAAGGAAACGCCTACACCGAGGCCATGCAGCAGGGCATGACCAAGGCGCAGGCGTCGACCTATTCAACGCTCGTCGGTGCGAGCGAGGCAGGGCTGGAGTATCTCATCGGCGGTATCAGCCGATTCAGCATGGGCAGCGGCATCGGCGACTTCGTGCAGGAGGCGATCTCCGGGCTGGGCCGCGGCTATGCGCGCGTGGCCTTCCGCTTTGCGGGCAGCCTGATCGGAGGCTCGATCGACGAGATCATCGAAGAAAACACGCAGAACTATCTGGAGCCGCTGTTTATCAACTACGTCACCGGCAAGGAGGCAGAAATGCCGGGTTGGGACGAATTCATCGAAACGACCATCTCCACGCTCATTACGACGGGCGTGATGGAGAGCCGCGGCTCGTTCGCCGAAGCGAAGCGGAACATCGCATTCACGCCGTTCGAGGCGCAGCTGGAATGGGTGTCCGCCGCGAAGAATGTGTTTGCCGAAGGGACGGACGTTGCGGAATTTGCGGACGTGCTGGAGAGCCGCCTGCAGGCCGGAGACCCGATGAGCTACAAGGAGTTCCGCGAGGGCATCCGCGCCCTCGGCGTGGATGAAAAGACCATGGACCGGATCGCAAAAGACAAGTTGACGGTCGATGAGGTCTTGACGTCCACGGAGAACGGCGATAAAATCAGCCTGAAGGAGTGGCAGGCCGGGCAGAATAGCACGGCGCAGCAGGTACAGAGCCAGACGCAGCGGGCCGAAACGGTACAGGCGGAGAACAACAATGTTGAGGATGCCATGACCGCAGCGGAGCAGGAGGCCGACCGACTGATCGCCGAATGGAACCGCGGCGAGAACAGCACCTATGAGCTCGGGCAGCAGGCGCAGCTCGTGATGCAGCAGCTCGAAGAAGAAGTGCGGGAGGGAACTGCGACGGATCCCGGCAGTTACATGAACCGCCAGATCCAGCTGCAGGAGATCGTGCGCTCTGCGCCGGAGGCGAGCACTGCGCAGCAGGCCGCTCAAAACACGACAGAAGGGATTGACAACAATGGCAGAACGGAAATTTTTGATGACGGCGCGCAACGGGATGCAGGTCTGGGTACCGGAGAGCAAGCTGGAGCAGTGGCAGAAGGCGCAGGAGGACCAGTCGCCGGAGGCGCAGGAACGCAGACGCAAAACGGCCGAGCGGATATTAGCGGCGGTCGAGAGGCTGTCAGCGCAAGGGAAATCGGAGTAAAGGGCGGCACAGCAGAGAAAAACATCCACGTCGTCATTCCGAGCGAGATCGACACGGCGCGGGCGGAAGATGCGGCGCTCGTCGAAAAAATGAACCGCATCGTCGTGGAAGCGGCGGCAAAGGGACAGGACGTCACGTTTGTCTCCGGCGCGATCACGGTCGAGTCCGGGGACCGGACTGTGCGCGTGGAAGGCGTGCGCCAGACGGGCGACAACGGAAGGACGCAGATCTATTTGCAGGTCGACGGCCGACGGGACATGGAGCGCATCTACCGCCACGAGGATTTCCACGACGCGGTGGAGGCGCAGCCGGGGCTGCTGCAGCGCCTTGCCGACCGGCTCATGCAGGAGTACGGCCGCGAGGAAATGCTGCGCATGGCGATTGACTATGCCGAAGCATACGACGGCATTTACGGCGAGTTTACCGAGGACATGACGGAGGAACAGGAAAACGAGCTTGCGGTCCGGTACATGGAGGAGGCCTTTGCGGATGCCTACGCGGGGATCCGCAGAGGGCAGCGGCGCATCCGCTCCGCGCAGAAAACGCTGGAAAACAGCGGGGAGATCGAGACGCTCCGGACAAGGGGCCAGACGGCGCAGAACGTGCAGGAGGAGCAGAACGGGAAACTGTCTATTGCAGATGGACTGCTCGACAAACTTCGGCGCGTAGCAGAAAACAGGTATCGCGGAGCTGACGAAATCTATATCGGGGAAACATCGGACTTTTTGACACGGGAGATCGGTGTCGATGCGGCAAAGGTCACAATGCCCGCGAGCAAAGCGTACGCCGCAATGGTTACCGAAGAGCGGGCCAAGATGGATGACCGATACAACAAAAACACAAACTATCACGGGCTAGGAGCGGATGGGCTGCTCGAAATCCTTGAAAAATCGGAAAATCCAGTGGCGGCTTTTGTTTCCAAGCCGGGAGAAAAAGGAAGCCGCCGCAACCGCCTAGTGCTTGTAACAGACAAAGAAATCAATGGCGGGACGGCGGTAGTAGTTGAAGAAATTGAAACTAGAGGAAAATACAAAAACAAACTACTCGATGTAAACAAAGTAATAACAGCGTACGAACGCGATAAAGTAGCAAACGACATTGAAACCGCCGCAGCAACTGGAAAGCTCTTGTTTTTGGATAAAAAAAGAAGCCAGAGCTTAAATGCTGGGAACCAAGGGTCCAATTCCCAGGGAACCATGCAAAGCTCTGACTTCCAGACTAATATACAAAACTTTCTCGCAGATGTCAAGTGGGAATCCGGGGAATACGATAAAAAAGTTTCGGGAAGCGGACCGGTCGAGAGCGATATCGCAGCAGCATTCCGAAAAGCGCTGGAGAAGAAGACGAGTTTCTCGGTATCGGACGACCTAAATGAACTTAATCAGCAGGTGCAGGGGGCCGAGGCTGCGACACGCAGCGACGCGCTCAAGGCACAGGCGGAAGCAGAGCTGCAGGAGTACCTGAAAAAGGGAAAGGGTGAGCTGGCACAGTCCATCAGCAAGATGAGCGACGCAGCCCTGAAAAAGCAGGCCGAGCGGGTCAAGCAGGGCATGACGGCAGAGTCGGAGGGCCTGCGAGTCAATGAGGCGGCCGAGGCCGTGACAGAGGGCGTGCAGAAATACGCTGAGAGCCGCAACCAGCGCCTCGGAGACATGCTGCAGATGATCAAGTCCGAGCAGAACAAGCGCGCAGCGGCAAAGCGAGAGGCAGAAAAGCAGCGCCGCGCAGAGGCCCGGAAGACTCCGGAAGCGAAGCTCCAGCGCAAGGTCGACAAGCTGCAGAAGCAGATCGACATTGAGCGGGCGGCGCTCCGGCAGGCGAAGCAGGGTGGGACGCTCACCAGCGAGATGGCAGAGCAGAGCGAGGAGCGCATCACGGGCCTCCGACAGGAACTCCTCGATTACAAAAACGAACTGCAGGAGAAGAAGACCGCCGCCCGCGAGGAGAAAAAGCGCCAGCAGGATCAGGCAGCCAAAGAGGCGATCCTGAAGGAAAAGCCCCGTCAGGCCACGAGAGACCTGACGAACGCGCTGATCGAGAGCTTTAACGTCCCGGAGGCAAACCGCACACAGGCGACGATCCAGATCCGAGAGCTTGCCGAGCAGGCCTATCAGGAGGGACAGAAAGGCCCCATCACAAACGAACTGCGCAACAAGATGCTCGACACGCTGATCGAGCTGGGAACGGAGCGGGAGATGCTCGACAACCGGGAAAGCGAGATCAGCCAGCGGCTGCGCGAAAAGTGGATCCAAGTGCCAGACGAGGTACGAACCGCGTTCGGCGAGGAGTGGGCCGACATCAAGGAAAGCGCGTATGACAGCGGGATCTATTTTACCTACAAGGACGGATACCGCAGCATCCAGAGCTGGACAGCGGAGCTGCAGAAGGAATTCGGGCAGATGTTTGACACGACCCGCAGCCTGCAGCAGCAGCTGCGCGACATCGTGAACCTGGCGTCGGAAGGCTACGGGAAGCAGATGACCATCGGCGACATGATCCGGCAGAATGCAGACGACTACAGCTGGAGCATGCGCGAGAAGGTCGAGGAGCTGGGGAAAGTGCTGGACGACCAGCTGCAGCGGTTTGGTGAGAAGGCAAACATCGAGGTCAAGCTCGCGGCCCGGTCGGCAAAGTCCCTGCAGGCGCAGCAGCAGTATTTCGAGAACCGACTGCGCAGCCGGACGGAGCAGCAGATGGAGAGCCTCGCCCGCGAGAAGCTACTCAAGAGCGCAAAGCAGCTGAGCCGCATGGCGAACAAATCATCTGCGGAGCAGCGGACCGCGATCCAGAAGGTCATCGGCAACATCGATCTCGTGGCAAGAAGCATCACGCCGGACGGTATCGAGAATCTGCAGGAGCTTGCGCTGAGCTACCGGCAGGCCATGGAAGCCATGGGCGAGAATTTTATCCGCGATAAGGACGTAGAGGACCGGCTGGCCAGACTGGACAAGAAGCGCATCGACAACATGGACGACATGGACGAGGTGCGGCAGCTTGCGCAGGACATCACGGCGGTAGCAACGCAGATCCGCAATCGGAATCAGATGCTCGCGACCGTGCGCCGCGAGACAGTGTCTGAAATGGCCGAGAACGTCCGAAAGGAAGTAAAGGCCGCGAAGGGGAGCAACGCAGGCAAGGCCAGAGACTTTGTCCTGATGCAGACCGACGCGAAGCGATTTTTCCTGGAACTGGGAGGCTGGAAGGAAGACGGCGCGACAGCCGAGCTGCTGCACGGGCTGGAACGCGGGGAGGAAAAACGCCGCCTGTATGAGATGCGGGCGCAGGGCCTCTTTAACGGATTCCTCGCGGACAAGGCAAACAAGAAATGGGTCGAGAGCGCAACCGGAAAGGATGCGCAGTGGATCACAGTCGACACGCCGCGCGGCGCGGCCGTCATTAAGGACGGGACGGCGAGCGCGATCAATGAGCTGACCATGACCCCGATGATGCGCGTCTCCCTGATCATGCACAGCAAAAACGAGGACAACCTGCGGCATATCGCCGAGGGCGGTATGCGCGTGCCGAACCGTGCGCTCTACAAGAAGGGCAACATCTCGGAGGCATATGCGCGCGGAGACGTTGTGACGCTGACGCCGCAGGCTGTGCGGGATATCGTGCGAGGCGCAACGGCGCAGGAGATCCAGTTTGCCGCGATCCTGAGCAAGTATTTTGACGGGCAGGCCAAAAACGCGATCAACGAGGTATCCATGATCATGGATGGCTACGAGAGGGCCATGGTCAAAAACTATTTCCCGATCGAATCCGACCGCGCGTTTACCGTGCAGGACAATGATCAGGTGCGCAACGACATTTCGCTGACCGGGCTCGGGTTTCTGAAGCAGAGAACCGGGAAGGGCGCGAACCCTGTATTGCTGCAGGACGCCTCGCAGACGTTCCAGCGGAGCGTGGAATCCGTCAGCAAATACTACGGCCTGGCGCTGCCGATCCGCGACCTGAACGCCGTTATGAACAGCACCTACTACGAAAACGCCGGGAAGGTCCGGCTGTCGCAGACGGACAGGCTGCTCGGACGAGACCGCAGCAAGGAGGGCGGTGGCGCGATCCGCACGCAGAGCGCAGAAAGCGTGCGGAATGTGATCGCCGGGAAGTGGGGTAAAAGCTCCATCAACTACATCGAAAAGCTCGTCGGGGACCTCCAGCGCAGCGGGAAGGACATGGACGCGTTTTCCGGGTTCTTCGGCTGGCTGCGCGGCCAGTATGCGAGCGCGGTGATCTCGTTTAACCCGAGCTCCATGCTCAAGCAGTGGGGCAGCTATGCAACAGCCATGGCATATCTCAGCCCCGGCGATCTTGCAGCGGGCCTGCTGCGGGGCATGAAGGTCAAGGTCAGCACGGACACGCTCGGACAGTACAGCTCCGTCTACTGGTACCGCAATCAGGGCAACGCGACGCAGGAGCTGCACGACCTGACTACGAACGAGGCGCTCGTGACGAAGCTGCCGCTCGGCTACAACTGGGCGCAGGCAATGGACAGCTTTATCACGCGCCGCCTGATGCTGGCCTGCGAACGGAACGTGAGCCGCACGACAGGACTGACGCCGGGCACGTCCGAGGAGATCAACAGCGGGACGGATGCCTACTGGACGAAGGTCGCGACGCTGTTTAACAAGGTCGTGCTGGACACGCAGTCCAACTCGAGCATTCTGGAGCGTGCGGCCGTCGCCCGCGCGAATCCGAACAACATCAGCCGATTTATGACGATGTTCCGCGCGGACGCTTTCCAGAGTTTCAACCTGCTCCGTGAGGGGCAGGGCAAGTACCAGGCGGCGAGAGCGGCCTACCTGCAGAACAAGACGGCCGAGAACCGCAGGGCGATGATCGCAGCGCGGAAGCAGCTGGCAAGGTCCGGCGCGGCCGTGATCGCATCGCAGTTTGTGTCAGCCTCCATCAGCGTCATGATCAATGCGCTGCGGCGGAGAGATGAGCTGTGGGACGAGGACGGCCTGAACTGGGGCGAGGTCGCGAAGCAGCTCGGGCTCGGCATGATAGAGGGCCTTGCAGGCATCTCCATCGCCGGTGAGGAGCTGGTGGGCCTTGTGGAGTCCATCGCCTTTGATGAGACGTGGTACGGCCCGGACGTCAACGCGCTGCAGCTGCTGACCGACACTGCCGAGAGCGCGATCAGCGCAGCGAAGATCCTCAAGAACGGCAAATGGGAGCTTGCGCCAGGCGCGCTGAAGGATCTGGCGCTGGAGGCATCCACGGTCATGGGCCTGCCGCTCAAAAACGTCGAAAAGTATGTGCAGGTCCTGCCGAGATGGGTCGCGCCGGAACTCATGGCAGAGTACGACAACATCTGGGACGAGGTCGACCGGAACGCGCTCTCCAAGTCGTCCGTGCTGGACATCAAGGCGGACATCGGCGTGCTGCTCGACAACCGCACCGAGGACATGAGCGACGAGGACAAGGAGGAACTGACAAGGCTCTACCTTGCAGGCGGGACCGGGGCGCTCCCGGCAGCCGTGCCGAACGCCATCAAGTACACCGATGACAACGGCGAGGAGGCGACAGAACAGCTTGACTACAGCCAGAAGCAGACGTACAAGAAGGAGTGGAGCAAGATCGTCTCCGGAGCGGTCGGGGCACTGCTGAAGTCTGACCTCTACAACGAGGCGGACGACAAGACCAAGACAAAAATGCTCAACAACCTGTATACCTATGCAAACGGGCTTTCGGCCGAGAAGGTCGTACCGGAGAAAACGGCAGACGGGTGGATCGATGATGCCAGAACGCTCAGCGGAGAGGGCGTCAAGATCGCGGATTATATCCAGTGGCACACGATGCTCAGCGAGATGGATTCCGACGACGCGAGCGGTACCAGCAGGACGGGCCTGAAAAATGCCCGAGCGCTGGAGCTGGCGAACGAAAAGGGATGGACGTGGGCCGTCCCGTCGGATGCACCGGACGAGCTGAAATGGATGGAAGACGACACGGAGCAGACGCTGCAGCTCACGGATGCGCAGAAGAAGCAGTATCGAAAGACATGGACCGGGATCGTGTACGGGAGCGTCGGGGATCTGATGCAGTCCGACGAGTACCAGAGCGGGACCGAGAAGGAGCGCGGCGCGCTCATCCAGAAGCTGACGTCCTATGCCTCCGCGCTGGCGGCATACGAGATCGAGCCGAAGAAAGTGCCGGACACATGGATCCTCGGCGGGCAGCAGGCCGTGAAAGACGGCGTGCCGCTGGACGAGTACATCGTTTTCCGCGCGCTCTACAGCGAGCTGGACAGCATCAACGAGGACGGCGACGAGGAGAGCGGCCTAAAAAACAAGCGGACGCTGGATCTCATCGAGTCCATGGGATGGAGCGACCAGGCAGAGCAGAGTGCCTATATCAACACGGTAGCCTCGGAGAGCAAGGAGGCAGAGGCGGAGGCGCTGCAAAAAGCCGGAATGACGTGGGAGCAGGCAAATGACGTACTGGCCGTGCCGGGAACCGGCGTAGTCAAGAAGGCGGCCGTCACGGCGACCAACGCGAGCGAGGCGACCAAGGCAAAGGTCCTTGCGAGCTACGACAAGAGCGAAAAGCAGAAGACAGCGAAGCTCGTCATGACCGGGTTGAAATACGGCATCCCGATGCGGCGCTACACGGACGTGCTGCAGAACGCAGACGCGGACGGCAGCGGCGGCGTCTCGCAGGAGGAGGCCGGGAAGTACATCGCGACGCTGGGCCTCAGCGTACAGGAGGCGGCGTACCTCTGGCAGATGGTCACGAACGGCAAGGAAGGCAAGAAAAACCCATTTTCGAGCTATTTCGGGGCGGAGTTTTACAGCGCCGCAGGAGCGTTTGACTGAAAACAAAATACCGCACAGCGGGGGAGGGCGAAAGCCCTCTCCCATTTTTATGCACAGGAGGGGGAACTATGTCAAAGGGCAGGATGCAGGCGGGGAGCTGCACGGCCGGGATGCGGCGTGAGGAGGTCGAGGCACTGATCCGGGCGGCGAACCTCGGGGAGGAGGACAGCTACATCGCGCGGCGGTGCCTGATCGATCAGGTGGCGCAGCTCGACATTGCGTTTGAAATGGAGGACAAATTCGGGCAGGGGATGACGCGGAGCACGGTGTCCCGCCGGATGCAGGGGATCGAGCGGCGGCTGCACACATTGCGGGCACAGACGCGACGGAAACGGGCACAGCGCAGAGGCTGAGACGGTATGATATAGCCATCAAAGACAGGAGGCGGAGACAATGGCATATCCCTATCAGACCGGGTACAATCAGGTGATGCCGCCGGTATACGGCGGGTACGGGCAGCAGCCGCTGCAGCCGCAGGGGCCGATGTGCAGGATGGTATCGAGCCGCGAGGAGGCAAGCTCGACGCCGGTGGACTTTTCCGGCAGCCTGATGGTGTTTGCGGACATCCAAAACAACCGCATCTACACCAAGCGCTGGGACGCTGCGGCGGGCGCTGCACGCTTCGGGGAGTATATTCCAGCGCCGCCTCCGCAGCCCGCGCAGAACGGCACACAGACCGCGACAGACCCGGTGCTGACGATGCTGCAGCAGATGCAGGCGCAGCTTAACGGCATCAGCGAGCGGCTCACTGCCGCAGAAAAGAAGGAGGAACCGGCAGAATGAATCCGCTCATGATGATGATCCAGATGGCGCAGCGGGGCCGGAACCCGCTGGGTGCCCTGCAGCAGATGGGCGCGGGGCCTCAGCTCCAACAGATGCAGCAGATGCTGGCGGGCAAAAATTATAACCAGCTCCTCCAGATGGCGGACAACGCCGCGCGGGAGCGCGGTACGACGGTAGAGCAGATGGCACAGCAGCTGGGGCTGCCTTTCCGTCGGTAAGCATATCCACTCGGTTTGCGGATCCTGACAAAAGCCGCGCAGCAAGGACTCACCGGGCGCGCGCGGCCCGTGGGATCATAAAAACTGAGGAGGAAACAACAATGGCAGATGATTTTGGCATGGGGTATGCGCTGGGCGCTGACTCCGGCAACCGCAACAACAACGATATGTTTGGCGGCGGCTCGTGGTGGATTGTAATTATCCTGTTTGCTCTGATCTTTGGCAACAACTGGGGCAACAACGGCAACAACGGGGCCGGTATGGCGGTGCCGTATCTCAGCGGCATCGACACGCGGCAGGCGGTCAACGACGGCTTTGTGACGGCAGAGATCCAGAGCGGCATCCGCGGGCTCCAGAACGGCCTGTGTGACGGCTTCTATGCGATGAACACCGGCATGCTCAACGGGCAGATCGCGATGCAGCAGGGCTTTAACGCCACGCAGATGGGCATGATGCAGGGCTTTAACGGGGTACAGGGACAGATCTGCGACCTCGGTGCGAGACAGCAGCAGTGCTGCTGCGAGACGCAGCGCCTGATGGAGCGCGGCTTTGCCGACACCAACTACAACCTCGCGACGCAGAGCTGCGACATCCGCAACACCATCCAGAGCACGGCCCGCGACGTGATCGACAACGCCAACGCCAACACGCGCAGCATCCTGGACTTTATGGTCAACGACAAGATCTCGACCCTGCAGCAGGAAAACCAGACGCTCCGTCTGGCCGCCTCGCAGAGCGAGCAGAACGCAGTGCTCAAGGCCGCGATGGACGCCAACACGGCAGAGCTGATCCGCCGGACCGGCAACTCCACGCCGCAGCCGACGTACCTCGTCCAGAACCCGCACGCTGCTTACTGCGGCGCAGGCTGCCAGCAGGGCTACGGCTGCTGCTGACGGGATGAGAGATCGGGGCGGCAGATGCCGCCCCTGAGCAAAGGAGGATATACCATGGCATGCAACAACGTGTGTAAGCTGTGCCGCCGCCTTGTGATCTCGCAGGCCGTGACGTTTGCGGACGGCGTGCTGACGATCAACCTGCCGGCCGGGAGCTACAACGACGGCGAGAAATACTGTCTCGTCGTGGCGCAGACGATCCCGACGACGGCGACCATCACGGCTCCGGTCGTGGTGACGATCGGCAGCGGGACAGTACAGTATCCGCTGACAAGCTGCGGCTGCGCACAGTTGACCGCCTGTGCGATCCGCACGCGGACAAAGTACAGCACGGTGCTCAACACCACCGCGACGGGCGGCAGTTTTCGGCTGCTGGGTCGCGCTGCCTGCGCGCCGAGCAGCAATCTGGCGAGCGTCAACGGCACGGCGCCGACGGCATAAGGAGGGACGATATGGACGCCAGGACAAAAATGATGTTCTACCGCCGCGGGAGCGGCGAGGAGGAACGCAGAGACCGGCCGGAGGGCCGATTCCGCGACGGGCGCGGACGCGAGCGCTACAATGACGGCCGCTATGCACCGCGCAGCGACGGAGACTATGATCGCCGATACCGCGACGAGCCGATGGGCCGCCGGTACGACATCGAGCCGAGAGGCGGCGGCCGAAGCCGCGAGCCGGGGCGCCGAGAGATGGGGCATATCGGATTCGAGCAGCAGGACGATGACGAGCGTCTGTCGTGGGAGGAGGCCGAGAAGTGGGTCGGCGGCATGAAAAACGCCGACGGCACGGTCGGCGCGAAGTGGGCACCGGACCATGTGCTCAAGATGATGCACGAGCGCGGCATTGACTGCGACCCAATCGAATTTTGGTGCGCAATGAATGCGGTGTACAGCGATTTTTGCGAGGTACTCATGGATCACGGCTGCAGCGGGACGGACCTCTACCTCGATCTCGCCAAGGCGTGGCTCGAGGACAAGGACGCCGTGCCGGACAAGGCGCGCGTGTACTACGAGTGCATCGTGGAGTGACACAAAAACAGCCCCGGCAGGAGACTGCCGGGGCATTTTGCGCACCGAATGAGCACCGAGAGTTTTGCAGATTTAAAAATCGAGGTAAGAGAAAGTTGAAGTTTGAGCAATGTAAAGAGAGAAAATGAGATGCGTTGAGAGGCAGTGAGATGAGAAAAGAAAAGAATGGACAAAATCGGTTGTTGGTCTTCATCATTCTTGTAAGAGAGATAAAAACGCCGGAACCATTGAAAACACAATGGTTCCGGCGTTTTTGCAGATGGCACATAGGGTGGATAACACCGAAAAAGCACCGAAAATCACGGGGTGTTCGGGGGCGGGAGCGGGACGGCGTCCAGGACGGTGAGCGCGCGCTCCTCCTCGCGGGGGTAGAGGTGGGCATAGGTGGACCAGGTGACCTGCACGTTGGAGTGACCGAGGCGGCGCGCGACCTCTTGGATATTGATGCCGTTATTAACGAGCAGGGAGGCATGGGAGTGGCGGAAGTCATGGAGACGGATCTGCGGGAGACCGGCGGCGGCCGCATAGGAGTTCCTGCGGTTACGGGCCGCGTAAACGGAAAGATGGGAAGGGCCGCCGCAGACGAGGAAATCCGGAGAAAAACCGGGCATGCTGCGCTGGAAACGGAGGTGCACCTGCAGCTCGTCGAAAAGGTGGGATGGGATGCCAATATCGCGGACAGAGGACTCTGTTTTGACAGGGCCCTCCCCATATCGGTCGGAATAAGTGCGGCGAATGCGGATCAGGCGGGCCGGAAAGTCGATATCCGTCCAGTGAAGGGCGAGAATCTCGCCGGGCCGCATGCCGGTATAAAACGCGGCAACGAAAAACATCATGTATTGCCGCTCCTGAATGGGATTTTTTGCGGCAGAAACGGCAGCGGCTGCCGACGCGTAAAAACGCCTGAATTGCTCTGCAGTATAGTATTGGAAATCGTGCTTCGGGGCGTCTGGCATGGCCTTACGTTGACGGCGGAGCCGCCCGAAGGGAGATGTTGGGATGATGCGGAGTTCGACGGCGCGCGCGAACATGGATTTTGTGATCGTGTAAACCTCGGAGATAGTATTGGGCGCGAGGCCCTTGCCGTGCAGGGAAGCGACCCAGTCGGCGACGTGTCGCGGGGTGACAGAGCACATCCGCAGCGGGCCGAAAAAAGGGATGGCATGCCGCCTGAGGCGGGATTCGTCTGTGACAAGCGACGACGTGCGGATCTCGGCGGATTTGTACGAGAGGAATTGGGGGACGAACTCGGCGACGGTGAGGCGGTCGTCGGCGGTAGGGGCGGGGGATTTGGCCTCGGCGCTGAGCTGGCGCTCCATCTCGGCGGCCTCGGCCTTGCCGTAGACGATGCGCTCGATCCGGCGGTAGGCTCCGGTGTCGGGATCGGTATAATTGACGCGGACGCGATAGCCCTGCAGGCCGTCGCGCTTTTTTTGCAATTTTGTGATCGGCATGTTCGTGCGCTCCTTGGGGGCATCAGCTGCGGAACCAGCCGACGCGGGGGTTGCACAGGTCGTAGGCCAGTAAAAAGGCAAGGACGGCGACCAGAGCAAGGCAGATAATGCCGAGGGCGTAGCAGATGTGGGAGCGGTAACGGGCGAGGCGCTCGAGTGCGGCGATGCGGGCGTCCTTTTCGGCGAGGAGGGCATCGCTGGGCTGCACAGTGGGGGCATCTTCGGGCGGCGGGAGCAGGTCGGGGAGGACGTCGGACAGCGGGACCTCGGCAGCGGCGACGAGGTCGACGACTGTCTGCAGGCCGGGATTTTCGGTGCAGCCGGAGAGGATGCGGGAGATTGTGCTGACGGGGACGCCGGAGCGCTCCGCCCACGCGGTGAGGGTGAGGCCGGACTTTTGCTTGACAGCATTGAGCCGGTCACAGATCTGGGGCATATGGTGTCGCCTCCTATTGCAGTTTTGGATACGGTTTTTTGCAAAAAGCGAGCGCAGTTCCCGATTTTGGCCATGGTTTCCCGCGGTGGGGCGTGGTACGATGCGGGTGCAAAGGGGGCGCGACGGATGGAGCGATGGATCAAGTACCGGTTTGTGCGGGAGTACCGGCGGATGCGGCCGGACGGAAGGAAGCGCGTGGAGCGAGCCAGAGATGAGTTGAGGCTGGCCGCCTGTGGGGGACGGCCAGCCTCGGAGGAGAAGATCGTGCGGGAGTTTCTGCGGCTGCCGCCGGAGGGGCGGCGGGAGGTGCTGGACGTGCTGGAGATGTGTGTGCGTCAGGGGTGGCAGTGGCCGCAGGGGGAATATCCGGCCGCCCGAGCCTCTTCGGCGGAGCTGTAATAGGCCCGATTCTGCTCCTCCGGGAGATAGCTGCAGGTCGAGCGGTGGAATTTGCCGGTAGCGGTATTGGCAATGTATGATGTGCCGGTCGGCTCGGAAGAGGAATGCGAAGAAGTTGAGCCACGGCTCCGATCAGAGGAAACGAGCGATTCCGTGTTTGCAGCCCGCCGCGCCTCCCGCTTTGCGGAGGCCTCCCCGGCAGCGTAGCCGCGATCATAGGCGGGGCCTATGGCATCGTTTCCACCCTCGACGTAGCCGGTGGCGTGGCCGGAATCATAGCCGCGCTGATAGACGGAGCTATCCGGCTCGGCGGTGGCGAGAACAATGATGAGCACGACGGACAGGATCAGGGAGAGGGCTGTTACAATGCTGTGCGCAATGCGCGTCCGCTTCGATGGGACAGAGAGCAGCTTGCCGCGCATCTCATCCGCTTCGCGCTGCAGCGATGCAAGCTTTGCCTCGGCCTTTCGGGCGCGGATGCGCTCCTCCTCGGCATGGAATTTTGCATCGTCGACCTGCTGCTGCAAAGCTGACGTATCTGATGCGTGCTGCTTTTCGTCCGCCTGCTTTTCGGCGCGAAGGTCGATCAGCTCCTTCCGGGCAGCGGCAGCGCGGCACAGCTCGTCCTCGTACATACCGCGGATCATATTTGGGCTGATGTTACGGGCAAGTGTGCGGCTGCAGACCATCCGATAGGCCAGCTCCCGCAGGAATTCGTCGTATCGCGCTTCCGAGTCGATCGGATCGCCGGTATAAGGGTTCCGAACATCCGGGGAGGGCTGATAAGGATACTCCTGTTTCAGCCGCAAAAACATTTCCGTAAGCTCGGATGTGCCGACCCCGGCAGGGTCAGCACCGCCGCAATAAGAGCGCGGGGCAAGAGGGTAAGACATAGGCAACACTCCATTTCGTGATAAGTATACCATAAAGCGGCAGGAGATATCAAGCGGCACATTGCACAAATAATATGGGGTAAAATGCACAAAAATGCTAGAATGCGGGGGAGGGGCAACCCTTACGACGGAAAAGGAGGAAACAAGATGGACATTTTGGCAGAGGTGATCGGGGAACTGGCGCACCTGACGGAGGCGGAGCTTTACAGTTTGCTGCAGTTTCTTCGGGCGCTGCGGCGCAATTCGCGTTTAGCATATGAAAACGATGCGCTATAATATAGGCAGGGGCGCAGGGTAGTAAGCGTTTATCGATCCTTTCTTTCGTTTTCAGTGCACAAGCAAAAATCTCCTTTCTTTTTGCAAAACAGGGCCGCATCCGTTAGCAGACCGGGTGCGGTCTTGTTTTTTCGGCAGCACCGCGCGGTGCTGCCGGAGTGGTGCGTACACCGCATATAGGCAAACATAGGCAAACATAGGCAAACATAGGCAAACATAGGCATAGCAAAAGCCCGCAGCGGGTGCTGCGGGCTTTGCGCTAGGTGCCGGGATCGTCGGCGCGGCGGGCAAGGATCTCCTCCATAAAGTCGGCCAGCTTGGGCCAGAACTCCGGCGGGAGGTCGGCCAGCGCGAGCAGGAAGTCCCGGCGAAGGTCGCCCGGCGGGGCCTCCGAAAGGCTGCGCGCGAGGTCGAGGATCTCCTGCCGGAGGGTCCGCTGGACGTACATCTCGCCCTGCCCCTCCCGCAGCCAAAGCTCGGACACGCCGTAGACGCGGCAAATGTCGAGGATCGTCCGATCCGAGGGCTGCCTTGCGCCGGTGCAGAGTGACCCCGCGAGAGAACGGCTGATATGGATACGCTCGCCGAACTCAGCCTGAGTCAGGCCGGAGGTTTTAAGAATAAGAGCAATACGCTCATTGATTGGTTCGGCCATGAGTTCACCTCCTCTCAGGGACAGAATAGCACACACTGTGGAAATAGTCAACAAAAATATGCCACAATGTAGCGAAAACATATTGACAAATGCGCAGCAGGATGATATGATGACACTGCGAGGCACGATAGTGCCACAACGTAGCGCAAAGAAAAAAGGAGGCGAGGGGATGCGTGGGATGCTGATCATGTTCTGCATCACGACGGCCGCAGCGGGAACGTTTGTTTGCGTGCTCGCTGCGCGGCGCATGGTCGATCGCGGGACGCTGCTGACGATCAGTGGGGTGCTTCTGGGGATGCTGGCTCAGCTGGCCCTGTTTGGGCTGATACTCGTGAGAGGATGAAAGGAGGAGAGAGGGATGCCGGAGACCTGGATGCGCCGATACTGTTACCGTGACAAGAGCGGTCAGGTGGTCGTGGTGAGCAAAACAGTCAAGCGGCCTCGGCGACCGGGGAGGCCCCGGCACAAGGGCCGGGGCAAGGTTTACGGACAGGCGAGGGGGTGAGAACATGAGCGAGAGCCTGAAGCAGATGACGGACAAGCTGCTGACGCTGGCCGGGCAGATGACGGCGGCGGAGATGGCGGCCGTAAAGGGCTGCATCTACGGCATGATCGTTGCCGTAGACAAGCGGAATGAGTGAGAGAGCGAGGGGGCCAGAGATTGCCACGTCGGCCTTCGGCCTCCTCGCAATGACAAATCTGGAAGAACGGAGGATAATGACATGCGGATCGCAATGATCTGCGCGCTGGGCGCATGGCTGGCACTGGTGGTGCTGCAGGAGGCTCTGGCAGCGCGGGAGCGCAGCAGGCTCCAGCGGCAGGCCGAGGCGCAGGAGCGCATGTGGCGCAATGCGCGCGACATGCAGATGCGGCACTGGGAGGAGCTAGGCCGCAAGCACGACGAGCTGGACCAGCAGGCGGGAGTCCTGCGGGACTGGGAGGCCGAGCTGGCCGACAAGGAGCAGCAGCTCCGCGACCAGCAGCAGATGCTCGAGGAGCTGGCCAAGCAGATCGTGACCGGGCAGGACGCCGGGACGACCAACGAGGCCGGAACGCTATGAGGACCGGGCGGGTGCGGGTCCCGCAGGTGCGGGATATCGAAACGGCGCTGCGGCTCTACTACGAGCGGCTGGAGCTTAGCAACAAGGATATCAAGGAGCTGTTTGAAACATCCACCGGGACGGTGTACCGGCTCAAGGCGATTGCCAAGGAGGAGATGGATGCAATGGGGCTCCAATGTTGGAACGCCACCCATGTAAACACCGAGGCGGCCTACAAGGCGTGGGGCATCGACATCCAGAAGCTCGAGCGCAACTACAAACGGCTGCAGTCCCTCCGGCTCAAGCCGGAGGGCGCGGTGGGCGGCGCGTGATCCGCCCGACCTGAGGGCGCGCAAGGGACGGCCGCGGCGAGAGCACAAGCCGCGGAGGGCAGGCTCGATACCTGCCGCCCTCTCCATAATAGAAGGAGGGGAGTAAAATAATGACGAATTTTGCAAGGATCGTGCAGAGCACGTCGACGATGGCGGCGGCGCTCGTCGCGGCCGCATGGTGCGAGAGCTGCCAGTACAATCAGCGGGGCGCCTGCCTCTACTACCGCAACGACGGAGCGGACGATACGCTCGACGAGGCCTGCACGAGGCGGGCGGCCGAATGGCTGGAGGAGGATGCGAAATGAACTGGATGAGCAGCGCGGCGCAGATCGAGCAGGCCCGGCTCGAAGAGCTGAACCGCAAGGCGGAGGCCAGAGCGCAGGCCCGCAGATGCCGGGAGGCGGAGCAGCGGGCGGCCGTGGCCGAGCAGAGGGCAAAACAGGCGAAGCAGGACGCGGACCGCAAGGTCGCGATGCTGGTGCTGGCAACGGCCGCGATGGCCTGCATGATCCTCGGGGTGTGCGTGATGCGCGCCTCGGCGTGGATCGGGGCCGGTCTGCTGGGCGCGGCGGCGCTGCTGGTACGATGGATCCCACGTGAGGGCTGAGTGTGTCTGCCGCGCGTGCCGGTATCTCCGGGAGGAGGCCGCCGGGCGCGATGCAAAATTTTACCGGTGCGGAGTGACGGGGCGCGTGGTAGAGCACGCGCCGCTCTGCGCAAAATGGCCGAGCACGCCGCTGTGGCGCTGCCCGGCCGCAAGCATCAGAAAGGAGCTGAACAGTATGGAAAGGAGACACAAGTGGGAGCCAGGCGAGCGGGTGCTGGCGGTGTGCACGGGGACGTGGCACTACGGCGTCGGCGTGATCCGCAGCGGGCCGGACAAAAACAACCGGTACGTCGTGGAATTTGACCGCGACGGCCTGCGCAGCGGGTGCCGGGTGATCGGGAGGCCTTGATGGCCCGCCAGAAGGAATATAACCGCCGCCGCGCGGCCGAGAAGCGCGCGGCCAGAGAATGATGAATGATAAGGAGACAAAAATGGACAATCAGTATTACATCGTCAGAGGCGATCGCAGCGGCGTCTTTTTCGGGCAGGTCGCTGCGCGGAACGGTCAGGAAGTCGAGCTGCGCAATGTGCGCAAGCTCTGGTATTGGGACGGGGCCTGCGCCGTGGAGCAGCTTGCGGTTGACGGAGTGACAGCCCCGGCCAACTGCAAATTTACGGTGGTCGTGCCGGAGATGACCATCACGGACGCGATTCAGATCCTCCCGTGCAGTGGGAGAGCCGTCGAGGCCCTATCGGGGGTCCGGGTATGGAAACGGTGAGCGCAGCCGCGCGCTTCGCGCAGG